GCTATCTTCGGCAAGAACAATATCCCAATTTAGACCAAGTATTTTTGCCTTACTTACTTCAATACAACGGCGCAAAATATCAATTTGGTCTGCCGCGGCACGTAGAGTTTTAAACGGAACTAATCTAGTTTCCGTAATATTAATATTTTGTGCTACTTGATATTCATAGCGGCGTGGGTCTGGTCTTCCACTTTCGGAAGGTGGATTAATTGCGCCCGGAATAATAGGCGAACCTGGTGAGAACGGAACAGTAGGCGTAATGGCGTTACGTGGCAAAGGGTCAGTTTGTCCGTAAGTTACATTTGTGCGCCCCGATATATTGCGCATTTGCTGTTCAGTTAAGGTTACCGAACCTACAGGAAGATTAGGTGCTTTCTGTAATTGTTCGGCAACCTTTTCAGCAAATCGGTCTATTAGACCCATTTATGCCCCCTAATTAACCGTGAACAACTACACGATATTGATTTGAAGTTGGTGCTACTGAGAACCATAACGTAATAGCGGTTGTAGAAGTATGTTGAACGTCGCAAATAACTTCCGCGTATGGCGAGGAATTATCATAAACCGCAACAGTTACATCTTTTGTTCCTAAGTTATGGCTAACTACATAAGAAGTTGCGGTGCCATCGCCTACGTTTGCGGCATATTTCTTTACAACTACCGCAGTATCAACATCAAAGCCGCTTGCGCCAACAGTTAGACCGCCACCGCTTACAACTACGCCAGAGAAGTTAGAACCAACAAGTTGAACACCATTACTTGCGGTATAAGTTCCAGCACCAGAGAATTGCTGCCAAACAATTGCGGTTGTTCCAACAGTTACGCCAGTTGAAGTTTGAACCCAACCAGTATTATCGTAAGAAGTTCCACCAGTAACAAATACGAAATCGCCACCTTGAATTTCGGCAGAAGTATTAAAGTCAGTTGCGCGTGTTAATACCCAGTTAGTTGAAACTGAACCAGTATCGGTAACTGTATAAATTCCATTTTGCGCACCGCTTGTTTGGTTCTTTACTAATACGCGGTCAGATACTGAAACAGTTACGCCATCTAATACCAAAGCCGCTTGCGTTCCGCTATTAATAAGAGTTGCGCCTACGCCGCTAGTTCCGTTGTCGTAAGTCGCAGTTAGATTTGCGGTACTTGCGGCAACTACCGAAGCGTGAATATGTAAGCCTTCTGCTACGCCATCAACATAACCTTTAGTTGCGGCGTCAGTTGCGTTAGTTGGTGTAGCAAGATTTGTAAGTTTGTAATTATTAAACGAAACATCTGCGGTTGGAGTTGCGAGCGCAGAAAGATTAATTGCGGAGTGCGCCGCGTTATCGTGCGTAGGTGTGCCGTGCGTATGGTCGGCACGTGCTACGTCTGTGCTTGAACCATTTCCGCTAGAAGCACCAAATGTTGTTTGCGAAGTTACGTTTCCAAAATCGGGCATTTCGTGGACGTGGTCTTCACGAGCAGGTGCGGTTCCAGTTCCTACTGCGCCATTAGCACCGATAGAAAGTGAAGAAGGAGTTACGTTTGTTAATGCTGGCGTTCCGTGCGTATGGTCAGCGCGAGCAAAGTTTGTGCTACTTCCATTACCACTACTTGCGCCATAAGAAGTTTGCGCAGTTACTGAACCAAAGTTATTAATTTGTGTCCAAGTAGTTCCATCATCAAAATAAAGAAGATAATTATCAGTTGCGTAATAAAGGCGACCAGCAACACCAGCCGCAGGGCGAGCCGCAAGTGTTCCAGATATAACTTCGGATTCATTTAGAACCGATACCCAACCGCCGCCGTCGTAGTAATAAAGTTCATTGTCGCCAGTATTAAAGTAAATCTGACCTGCTTGCGGTGAAGAAGGAGCAGTACCTAGATTTTGAATTACGGCATTTTGTAATTCGTTCTTGTTAAGGTCAATAGAAACTAAAAACTTACGCGCCATTATTTATCTCCTAAATCACATACGCCGTGCCAGTAAAGGCACTGGTGAAGGTTATCACCATTTGATTTTTACTTGGGTAACTAAAGGTGCCTTCGCATTGTGTTCCTGCGCTATCTAATACAACTGCGGTTGGTTCGCCATTTAAGTTATGGTTAATTGTCCAGACCGCACTTGAAACTGCTTGCGTATGAACGTAAAAGATTTGCGTTCCGCCCGGTCCTTGCGGACCAACTGCCGAAACAGTAAAGGTAGGAATTACAGGTTTTACAACGATTACTTCTTCAGCCATTATCTTGTCACCTCTGCGGATACGATTACTTGCCCTTGCGCAACGCGTGTAACAATACCACTAAGACTTGTAATTTCAATGTCGTAGTAATACGTCCCTTCATCAATTAGTGTCGTTTGTGCCGCAGTTGCGTGGCACGCAATTGTTCCAGTTAATGCCGTAATAGCAATACCATTATTAGCGGTACTAAGTGTTAATACTGCCGTAGGGTCGGAAGGTAACGAACGTATTTGAAGTTCAGCCGTATAACTCGTCAAATTAACTGGCGCGTAAGCAATACCGCCAGAGATATAAACGCCAGTTGCGGCATTTGTTACCGTGAAGTTTGACGCAGTTGCCGAAGCAACCGATACATTTTGAAAGTTATATTGACTTGGTAATACTCCACTAATAGAAACAGTTTGTCCTGCTGTAAATCCATTAACGGCTGTAAAAGTTACAGTAGTTCCGTTAGCAGAAATATTTGTTATCTCGGCTGGTTGATTATAAACAAAATTGATATACCAGTCAGCGCCTTGGTCAATTTCTACGTTATATACAACTGCCATTATTCTCCTAAAGGATTACCGCATTTGAAACAGTTTACCGCTTGCCTTGGACTTGGCATACCACATTTGCTACAAATCTTTGCCATTGCGGCTAGCGTAAGCATACTAGAACCACTTGTATTTAATTCAGTTAATGCCCATACCAGCGCGTCAAGTCTATCTGGACTTTCATTACTTAATGGTGTCCACTCGCACATTTGTTCTTCCAATTCTGGAAAATAACCTACGTGGTGAACTCTGCCTTGTTCATATAACGCACTAATAGGTTCGGCTCTTAATTGCTTTCCTCTAGTCGCTGTAACCTTTTGCGTAGCAACCGACCTATCTACCTGCTGTAAAGTCATAATAACCATATCGCCGCCATTATTAGTTTCGGCAACTATCTTGTCCGCTTTATATTCGTGATAAAGATTTACGGCTTGCCTTGCCCAAGCGTCTGGCGTTGCGCGTAACGATTTATCGGATAGAACGTAGTAATGCCCATCAGCCGTTAAACCAGCCGCAACAATTCCAGTTAAGTCGCAATTAACGTTACTGGTAACGGCAGGGTCAATTGCTACGACAACGCGAACTAATGGCGGATATTCTCTAACTCTTGCCGCTTCAATTAGTTCTCTTGTCCATAACGCACCTTCCACGTTATCTAATATTTCTCCGTATAACTCTTGCCGACCTAATCGCGTATTTTCGTAACGTAATCTAAGTTCCGCGAGCGCACTTGCCGCTAAGTTATCGGCATTATCAAAAGTTGAACCACGCACGACACGAACGCCTTCACGAGATATTAAATCCTTAATTAATCTGGTCGGGCGTGGCGTAGTAGTAACAATAGTTTGTGGGTATTCACCTAAACGTAATCCAAATTGATATTGGTCCCACGCGTCTGGATATTTAAATGCGGCTAACTCATCAAACCAACCGCCGTGAAATTGCGGTCCACGAAAGCGGTCAGGTTCTTCACCACTAAATAACTTAATACGGCTTCCATTAGTTAAAAAGATTTCTCCGATACTGCGGTTGTAATCTTTAAGTGTTCCGTATTCTTTTAGTATTTGAATAATGCCAGATACGCCTTCTGCGCAAGTATCTCTAACATCTGAATAGGTTGGTGCGGCAATAGCCCAACGTGTGCGTGGATTACTGCTGGCTTGCCACGCCAACCATTCAGCCGCAGTTCGGGTCTTTCCAGCGCCTCGCCCTGCCAGATACAACCATACCAACCACGATTTATCTTCAGTTGGTATTTGTTCCGTTCTCGCTAACTGGCGTGTCCAGCGCACGTGTCGGCTCGCTATTAAGGAGAGCGACAAGTCGCTTGACCTCTGCGTCAATGGTGTCGTAGTCATAATGCGTTACCTCTAACTGCGTTTTAACTGGTACATCTAAACCAAGCAAACGCGCTCGCCGTTCCATAATCTTTATTAATGCCATTACTGCCGATACCGTGCCTTGTAATACTTCGTTCCATATTGCCGCTTGCGCAATATCTAATCTATCCATTTCCGTATTACGTAACGCAACTACATCTTCATAAACAACACGCGAACACGCACGTTGATAAGCCTTTTGCGCCGAACTAGCGTTAGCGTAACCAACACGTTCAGCAATTAGGTCAAAAGTTAATCCACCGCGCCGTAGTTCTAATACGCGCTTTTCTTTTTCAAGTATCTCTGGATTACTTTTTCCTTTTGGCATAATCGTTATATCCTTCCATATATCGGATAAAAAAGCATTAATGAACTGGTCGTGGTGCTAATACTTCTGCCACTTCTGGATATTCTTCACCTGCGTATCTGAAACCGCTAGTAATACGGCTACGGCTAAGCCCTATACGGCTAGATATTGAAGACGTTCTACCGCGTTGTGCCACGCGAGAGGGCTTCCTAATCATTTCCCATCTATCGCTAAAGTTCAACGCCCTAATCAACGCTGGGTGGCTTGTAGTTATATACGTAAGTAACCCTTGCGCCTTTAAACCGCCAGCAATTGCGTTCATAAATTTAGTGGCAAGCCCGATACCCTGAAAGTCTGGTAATACCACTATCCGCGATATACGCCTAGCATTTCTAACGTTAGCGTTTATTAAAGGTAACACCGCTAGTAACACCGCAGGTTGGTCGTTAATAACGCCGATATAGATTTGCGCTGATTTATTTAATTCGTTACTTAAATAGTGATGGCGAGCGAACGTGTGCCACGCTTCATACTTTGCGTAAATGATTTCAACGTTGATTTGTGGTCGGGGTTGAACCAACCTCCAAACAAACGTTCCTAAATGGGGTTGATATACCCAGTCAGGTTGGAGCCATTCCTCTATATCGTAGTGGCACGATACGGCAACAAATTTCTGTTTGCGTTTTCTAACAGTTTTCGCAATTGCGGAAGAACCTATTTGGGCGACCGTGCGGTCAATAACGGAAGTAAATTCATCTACAACCGCAAGCCCTTTGTTTTCGCATAATACGCGAGCCATTTCAACTCTAAACTTCTCGCCATTACTTA